AGCATATGCACGGGGATATCGCTCTTATTGTCGTAGACACACTGTCGAGGGCGCTGGTTGGCGGTAACGAAAACGGGCCCGAAGATATGACGGCATACATTGCCAACAGTGACGCGCTCCGTGAGCACGGCCAGTGTAGCGTTTTGTCAGTGCATCACTCCGGCAAAGCAACTGACTTGGCTCGCGGTCACTCCAGCCTCAGAGCTGCCACTGACACTGAGATAGAGGTTGCCGTTGATGAGGTCAGCGGAATTCGCTTTGCCAGGACAACTAAGCAACGAGAGATAGAGGGAGGCCGTGAGTTCGCCTTTGAACTGGAGACAGTTACCCTGGGCCAAGACGAAGACGGCGACAACGTGACGAGCTGCTTTGTCCTGCCGGTCACTGAAGACCGTAAGCAGGAAGCCAAGGTAAAGCTCAGCAAAAACGAAAAGCTCCTGGTCAACTGCTTTACGCAGCTATGGGGTGAACACGTCGGTCAAGCTAATCCTGCCGGCCCTGGCTATCCGGAAAGCGGAACGAGGTGGATGATCGAAGAAGAAGACTTGCGTAAACATTTCGCTGGCAAAGCAACCGCCGTGAACAAGAACCAGGCATATAATAGAGCCGTCGAAGGACTGCTCGAAAAGGGCCAAATTGCCAAGAATGAGGACAATTTCTGGCTGGTGCCTGGAAAGTACAAATTATGAGCGAAATACCAGTCGATACCAGTAATCATGTGATGTCCAAGTACCTGATTGTATTACATAAAATAGTGCAAAATGGTATAAATGGTATCGATTGGTATACATATTGGTATTCTCAACGCCTACGATACCATCAATACCACCAGTCTTTAGACTGGTGGTATGTGGTAGGGTTGCTCGGTTGGTATGGCCGATGATGACCGAAGAGGATCTCAAAAGGTTAGAGTGGCAAGCTCCTGATTATTCCGAAATGTCGGAAAGTGATTTCCTTAAATTGATGAAGGCTGTCACCGACCTGGTGGAACTGGAAGCAATCGCTAATCGAAAGAAGCATCTCAATTGTCGGAAGCTGAAAGACTGGGATCACTTCCAGCGTCAGGCAATCCTCCAGCGCAAGTGGGAACTAGAGCATGGACGAGACTGAGATGCGACTAGCCATGATGGAATTCGAAAGGAAGCGAGCGAAACTCGGATTGCGAGCTGCACTGCCCGACGACAAGAAGCGTCGAAAGACTAGAGAACCGTTGACTAGGCACGAGCTGCACGTCCTGACGTTTATGCGATCCCAGGGAGTAATGGACCTAGAAACTTTAGCCGGATCAATGGACGAGACAAAGCAAGAGATGCTGGAGCAGTTAATGACGTTGATCGATCGAGGTTACGTCAAAGTAATTAGTGAGCGTGGTTACGCTCGATACAAAGCAAGAGGTAAGGATGAACTATAAAACTATTTTAGACAGAGCGAATAATATCCTGACGGATCGTGAGGACAGTTACGGAGACGCTCGACCGTTGCATGAAACCGTTGCGTCCAGGTGGACATCAGTGCTCCAGGATAAACTAAAGCCTGGCGAGAAGTTAACAGCGTATGAGGTTGCCAGGCTAATGGCCGAGCTCAAAGCCGCCAGGATGGATAACACTGGCTTTCACGAAGATAGCTTGCTGGATCAAATTAACTACCTGGTGATTGCTTATCGATTGCAGTCGGATGACGTGTAAGTTTGGTTGGCTAGGAGTTATGTGTTTATGATTAGTTATTACCTCGGTCTAAGCTACTGTTTCCTCCCTGTCAGTAGCTGCAAACTGGCAGCGCGAGGTGTACTTCTCCAACATTACAACACTGTACGCGCTGCCCTTTTACCTACGTTTCACGCACGGCGACAGGGTCGCGCACACGCGCGTACGCGAGGAACATTTAACATAATGATAATTATGCGAAATAGGAAAACCGCAAATAACATAAGTAAAACAATAGGTTAGCATTATGCCAAGCATTTAGGAAACCAAAAATGTCGCAATTAGAACAAAATTACCCCCCCCACCAGCAAAACAGACCCCGGGTGCTAAGCCTGGTCAAGACACATAGGGACGCGAAAATTTGGCTAGAGAAAAGCAAATAGGATAACAATACAAAAGCAGGAGTTTCATACATGGCAGGAAGACCAAAACGTCGCCAGGCATTGGAGAAAATAGAAACGCGAGGTGGCGCAGAGTACCTCCAAGATTTTCTTATGTCTGGCGGCACCATAAGCAGCTTAGCGAAAGAGCTGGATTTGAACCGAGGCTATCTTCACCGATTGCTGATCAATCACGACGAATACAGCAAGGCGATCGAAGAGATCCGCGAAAAAGCGGCGGACAGTCACGCGGAGATGGGTTTCCAAATTTTTGAAAATTTAGCAAACGAGCGGAAGTTGGAACGTGACCAGGCGGAAGAAGGATCCAGAACGAAGGATCTTAACCAGGTAGACGTTGCGATTGCCAGGGAGAAGGCCAGCCAGCATCGATTTGTTGCTCAGGCTTGGAACCAGTCGAGATACGGAACTAAGGCCGGCCAGACGGAGGTCACGATTTCCCTGGGTGATATGCACCTGGATGCATTGCGAAAAATGAAAACTATTCCGGACGCCACGAAGGTTATCGAAAATGACGACTAATTTTATGGAAGAGTTTGTCTTGACGTACCGGAACGATCCGGTGCGCTTTGTCCAGGAGATCCTTGGCGTCGAGCCATTTGATTACCAGGCGGAGTTCTTGAAAGAGGTTGCCTCCCCTACAAGGAAAATTTCGGTAAAATCGGGTCATGGAACGGGAAAAAGTACAACGGCGAGCTGGGCAATGCTATGGTTTTTGCTGCTCAAGTTTCCCTGCAAAGTTGTTGTGACGGCCCCCACTAGCAGCCAATTATTCGACGCGATGTTTTCTGAGCTAAAATCCTGGATAGGAGAATTGCCTACGGAGCTCCAGCAATTGTTAAACGTGAAGTCTGATCGTGTTGAGCTTGTAGCGGCTCCGGCTGAAGCGTTTATCTCTTGCCGGACGGCCCGAGCTGAAAACGCCGGGGAGGCCCTGGCAGGAGTTCATAGTGCCAATGTCTTACTTGTTATTGATGAGGCATCAGGCGTCCCAGAAGTAGTCTTCGAGGCCAGCGCAGGGTCAATGTCATCCGTTAACGCGACGACTTTGATGTTGTCGAACCCTACCCGTTCGAGCGGCACATTTTTTGAAAGCCACAACCGAATGCGAAAAAGTTGGTGGACCAGGACGTGGAGTTGCCAGGACAGTCCGTTAGTTGCCCAGGATTTTATTGATGAGATGCGCGACCGCTACGGCCCCGAAAGTTCGGCGTTTAATGTGCGCGTACTCGGAAATTTTCCATTGGCCGACGACGACACGATAATTCCGTTTCATTTGGTGGAGGCAGCGCAGCATCGTGACATCGAGGAAAGCCCTGAGACGCCCATGGTGTGGGCATTGGATGTTAGTAGGTATGGCGGCGATAAAACCGCGTTATGCAAGCGTAGGGGCTCTGTAGTGACTGAGATGCGCTCCTGGGGAGGCTTGGACCTTATGCAGACCGTTGGTCGTGTTAAGGCCGAGTACGACGCCCTGGAACCGTTTGAGCAAGATCATTTAGAGATTATGATTGATAGCGTTGGGATGGGTGCTGGATGTTATGACAGGCTCGCTGAGCTTGGTTTGCCGGTTCGAGCGATTAACGTGAGCGAAAGTCCGTCGATGAAGGAAACCTATTTAAATTTACGCGCAGAGCTTTGGTTTAAGACAAAAGCCTGGCTAGAAAACCGGTCGTGTAAAATCCCAAAGAACGATCAGCTTTTGTCGGAGCTAACGTCGTTGCGGTATACGTTTACCAGCTCCGGAAAAATAAAAGCGGAAAGCAAACAGGATTTAAAGAAGCGTGGATTTAACTCACCGGATCTCGCCGATAGCTTGGCGTTAACTTTTTCCGGCGAAGGCGCGACGGCCATGTCTGGCGCTTTTAAACCTTTCAGGGGTGAGCTTCGGCGCAACCTTCAAGGCATAGCTTAACACCAAATTTAGGTATTTTTACCTGGCTCATGTTATTTTGTAGGCACGACAAACATGGAGTATTTTTATGTACGGTAAAAAGAAAAAAGGCGGCAAGAAGAAGTAATTGTCATGGCAACTAAAGCGAAGAAAAAATCTTTAACTGCTCGGCAAAAAGCTACGATGAAAAATCACTCGCAACATCACACGGCAGCTCACATGCGTGAAATGACAAAGTTGATGTTAGCTGGATCTACTTTTACTGCCG